TGGGCGAGCTGCTGCTCGCTGAACGTGCCGGTGACGCCCTCCACCTGGTTGATGGAGCCGCGCAGGGTCTGGAGCTGCTGCTGCTGGTCCTGGTACTGCCGCTTGAGTTCCCGGGCCTTTCGGATCGCGGCGTCGCGGCTGCGATTGAGCTGTTTCGTCGGGCCATCGGCCTGTTCGATCTGGCGGGTCAGTTCCTTGACCGCGGCCTGCTGCTCTTTCAGCGCATCCGCACTGCCCTCGCTCTGCCGCTTGAGCGCACGGAAGGCGCGCATGTCGGCTTGGGCCCGCTCGAGGTGCTTGAGCTGGTCGCGGCTGGCCTTGAGCGCCTCGGCGGTCTTTCCGCTGCCTTCGCTGATGCGCTTGAGGGGCTTGGTGACCTTGTCGGCGAGGGCCATGACCAGCCGGAGTTTGAGGTCGCGATCGGAGGCCATGGCGGATCCTTACTTGGTTGGGGGCTTGTCGGGTTGGCTGCGGAGCCGGGCGCGTTCGCGCCATTGCATGAGATCGAGCAGGGGCATGTCGTTCATGTCGGCCGGCGTCCAGTGGAACACGATGGCGAGATCCGCCATCGCGTCGTCCACTCGGTGGGGCAGGCCTATTCCGGCGCGTTTTCCCGCGCGCGCTTGGGCAGCAAAAAACCGGCCACCGTGCCGCCCAGCTGCACCAGGTCGGCGGGGTCCATGTTGCGGATCTCGGCCTCGGTGAGCGCGGGCTCGGTGATGCGCGGCAGCACGCGGGTGAGCGCAGTGACGTCCATCTGCAGCACCTCGGTGAGCGTGACACCGCGCAGGGCGCCGGAGAGGGGCTTGCGCACGGTGACCTTGGTGACGGTGCTCTTGCCGCGCTTGATCGGCGTGTCGAGGTCGACGGGCTCGGTCAGCACGGCGGGCTGTTCGGCGGCGTCTTGCTGGGTGTTGGGGGTCTGCTCTTCCATCGGGTGTCTCTCCTGGAGGTTGCGATTCATTCATGCCGGCCGGAGCCGGCGTTAGGGATGGGTTACGTGCCCAGCGCCTGGCGGCGCTTGGCGTACCTGTCTTCGCCGCGGACGTTGAACACGTTGCCGGGCACGTCGCGCTCGATGATCACTTCGCCGTCGACCGTGAGCTTGTAGTAGCTGACGGTGGTGGTGACCTGGATCTGGTTGTTGTCGCCCTTGGTGGCTTCGCCCATGGCGATGGTCTTGTGGCGGCCGCGCACGACGATCTCGACCGGGATGATCTCGCCGGTCTCATCAGACTCGTAGCTGCCGGTCATGCGCAGCATGGCGGCGTCGTGGATCGGCGAGCCGTAGCTGTTGAAGATCTCGGTGATCATGCCGCCGGCGGTCCATTCGAACGTCTGCAGCTGGTTGCCCTGATCGACCTCGATGGGGCCATCCATGCCGCCACCCTCGTACTCGACCATCCGACGGGCGAGCTCGGGCAGGGTGAGCGACGGGATCTGGCCCTGCCAGTTGTTGCCGTCGCCGAACAGGTTGAAGTCCTTGAGGATGTGGGGAAGTGCCATGGCTGATTGCTCCTGTTAGGCGGCGGCGACGCGGGCGGCGAAATCGACCAGGTACCGATCGGTGATGCGCTGCTGCAGCATGAGGTTTTCCAGCGGCGGCACCGGGGTGTAGTCGTAGTCGATGTACAACTTGCCGGCCTTGAGCACCTCGGGCGTGTTGATGGTCTCGTCGAACCAGGCGTTGAAGCCGAGCAGGTAGCCCTGGCGCGTCCACTCGCGGCCTTTGGCGTTGAGGCCCTCGATGATGTCCTTCACCAGGCTGGGGTGCATGGGCTTGTCGACGGCCCACATGTGCGCTTCGGCCAGCGTGTCGGCGATGACCTGGGCGGTCCTCGTGTAGTTCTCGAAGGCAAACAGCGGATCCGCTGAGCAGGTGCGGGAACCCCAGAAGCGATAGCCATCCTGGTTGACCAGCGTGGTGACCTCGGCAGCGTTGAGCACGCCGGCATCGCTGGCCGGATCCTGCAGGTCCCAGAAAATGTCTTGGCTGATGCCGGTCACGCCGTTGACGGCGATGTTGGACAGCGTCTTGTGCCAGCCGACCTCCTCGTCGATCTTGGCGCGCAGGCCGAGCGCGCGAGCCACGGCGGACAGCTGGATGGTGCTCTCGCTGACAGTGTCGAAGCCGGTGAACTGGGGGAAGATCACCATCACCTCGCGAGCGCCGAAATTATTTCTGTAGTTGATGGCGTCGACGATGGTGACGCTGTCGCCGGCGGAGACGTAAGCGAAGCCGCGCAGCTGCTGGGCGATGCCGATCAGTTCGGCGGCCACATCGACATCATCGAGTTCGGGCACACCGAGGATGCGAGGCGAGAAGCCGAAGCGTTGCTTGGCGGCGAGCAGGGCTTTCATGCCTGTGCGCTGGCCCATGGCGGTGACGGTGCCGATGACATTGGCCTTGGTCTCGGCGGCATCGATGCCTTCGGCGACACGCACGACGATGGTGATGGGCTTGGCCTGGTCGGCGATGGCATCGAGCGAACGCTTGAGCGTGCCGGTGTCGCCAGCCTTGCCGATCGCATCGAAAATGTTGGTGACCAGCACCGGCGTATCGAGCGGGAACGCATCGTCGGTGCCGCCGGTGAGGGCGTTGAACCCCTCGGCGCGTAGCTTGCCGGCGCCGCTCGAACCGGTTGCCAGCGCGGCGGTGACCAGCGCCGAGGCGTTGGCGTCGGCATTGATGGCGGTAACGACGTCGGAGGCCGTGGAGGTGAGCTTGCCGTCGAGATCGGTGGCCAGGGTGACCGTGATGTCCTTGCCGGCGACGCTGACGGCCAGCGCCGCCGAGGCGGCCTCCGGATCGACATAGCGCACGCGGATCTGGTTGCCGGCAGTGCCGGCGGTGACGGCGGTGTACGTCACGCCGGTGTTTGCGGTGACGAAAGCCAGCGTCAGCGCGGCGGCGGTACCGATGGCCGCATCGGGTGCGGTGGCGACCAGGCCGATGACCGCGGTGCTGATGGTTCGAATGGTGCGCGTGCCGTCGTTGATTTCGTTGACGCGCACGCCGTGATGGTAATCGGTCGGCATGGCCGAGCTCCTGCGCAGGTTGGGCGGGTGGCACTGGGCGTGCCTTGCATGCGTGCTGCCATGCTTGCGCGCGCGGTCGCTGGGCTCTAGCGATGGGGGTTGTAGATCGAGGGTTTACAACGGCGGGGAGGGAGAGCCCGCCGGGGCGGCGGGCTGGGCTACAAGCCTAGGCAAGCAATGCCAGCAGCACTGGCTGACCCAGTAAAAGCAGCATGCCTATACCCAGAGACACTATCAGCAGGCCAAGGCAGAAGCGGACAAAAGGAGAGGCGGGTAGGTCGGCTTTGAACATGAGCCATTGGATGGTGGCCCTTCCTGGTTTACGATGTGGCATGTAATTTCCTTGTGTTGAAGGCGCGCCAACGCCTGATGCATTCGAAGCCCTGGTCCCCACGACCGGGCTTCTTCTATTTAGGGTTTCAGCAATTCAAGCTTGCCGAGGGTCACTACCATGCCCATGGTCATCGGTTCGAGATAGAGAAAATGGATCGTACCGAGCCCTGCAGCTGCACACCCTCATTATGCTTGCGCGCATGTACTGCCGCGACACCCACCACAGGCTTAGCCAGCCAATTGCGGAGAGCTCCATCTACGGAACCTCGAATGGATGTAGGGGATTGTAGGCGCACCATGATTAGGAGAGGTAAGGGCTTGGCTAGGCTAGGTGGTAACAATTGAAAGCCCGCCGGGTGGCGGGCTGGGTGGTTGGCTAAATCAGCAGGTCGAGCACAGGAAGCCCCTCCGTGATTAGCAGCCGGCGGCTGCCTCAACCACCTATAAGGGGCGCGCAAAGGCGACTGTAACCCTATTCGGGACAATCACCCTTCCAAGGCTGGCTTCATCGCGTCGAGCTGCTCGATATATCCGGCTGCGACGCTCTCGATCGTGTCATCGGCCGCCGCTTTGACCGCCGCTTTGCCGTTGAGGCGCAGGTCACGGATCAGGGCCAGCACCCCTTCCCAATCTGCCGCTGTCTGCTCGATCTCGACGGCGGCGGCCTCGTGCGTGATGCCGCTGTACTCGGCACCAGATTGGATCTCCGCCGGCACGTCATCGGCCGGGCTGCCGGCGGCGCGCCACGCTCGGACGGCGTGCAACGCCTGGCGGTACTCTTCTTCGATTAATTGACCGGCGCTGACGTAGCGCAGGCGTGCGGCGCCGGCTGCGAAATCGATAGCAGTTATGAGTGACTTACGATTCGGTGCTTCCGGTTCCGGCAGATCGGCCCAGGATGGATCACCACTCTCATTCGGGACACGCTTCTTACCGGGCGGTGGGGGTAGCTGGCCGAAAGTCCTCCATATCTCATCGCTGACAGGCTTGGCATCGCTCGGCCAATCTGCCGGCGTGTATCGCTCTCTCAGAGCGGGATCCAAGAACGAGTTGGTCGATGCGCTGTAGTGCATGCTTCAGTTCCTTAATAACCAACAGACATAAATGAAATATATGCTTCTTCGCCTGTTTTATTAGTGCCAGCTATTCGATATGCGTTTCCGCTGAACTGCAGCCGATCGAGCGCGCCGATTGCACACACCAGCTCCACTCCCTCCGCGCTGGCTCCTTGAGATGTAGCTACAGCACTAAATACCATAGATGGGTAGGGAATGGGCCAAGCAATACTGTACCCAGTGCTGCCGTGGATGTGATCGACTGAAGTGGTCGGGCTACCGGGCTCGCCCGAGCTATCAGGACCGATAATCATTGCTCTTCCCCACTGGAATATGACCCCGCCCAGCCAGGTGGGAAGTGCTACATAGCCATTTACACCCAAGCTCACGGAGAAGCCAAAGCGCAGTTTTTTTGGGGTTACCGCCGAAGTGTCATCGTTTCCGGCATCGACCTGTGCCTGTGTCGCGATTTTCAGCATTCCGGCGACAGTTTCTGTCGCCTGTCGCACCCATTTAGCTGCCCACGCCTTGAGCTTTTTCGGCGTGACGAACTTAGAGTCGCTCTCTCCGGCATCGACGGTGGGCTGGTCGGCAATCCGTGCATCGATCGCGCTCTTCACCCCAGACGGCTTGGCCGCTCGATCAGCGCGTAGGCCATCGAGGTGCTCTTGGAGCGTGGCGTACTGGGTCATCCCCTTTTCAGTCGTCGTCGCCAGCGGGTGGTTGCGGCTCGCGGCGTGCTCGGCGATCTCGTCGTCGACATATTTCCGCGTCGCGAGAACGACGGAGGGATCCACTTTAAGCGTGACCGCGGCGGTATCGCTGACTTGCATCACGAAGCGGATCGTCTGCGTGCGGCCGGAGCCCTCGCTGAGCTGCGGCTTGTAGGTCTCGGGGTAGTTACCGTAGGCGATCAGGTCGCCGTCGGCGTCATAAAGGCCAACCTCGCGGATCGTCCAGCCGCCGATGTCCGGCGGCAGCACTTGCTCGACCACGATCCAGTTGGGGTTGTCCGGATCCACGACTGAAGTATTGATCGGTGCGCGGCGCACCTGATTGACGAGCGCGGTGCGATCGCTATCGGGTACCGGCGTGGTGCCGCCGCCGTCGCCGATCGCGAGCTCGGTGATGGTGATAGTCGTGCCCAGGGCGATAGCGTTGGCGATTTTCGCTTCGCCGATGGCGGTGGGCAGCGTGTAGTACTGGGCCATCGTGGGCTCCTACTGCTGGGGATAGACGGTGGTGGTGTCGATGACGTCGAGTGCGGCGCCGATGTAGAGCAGTCCAGCGCTCTCGGTGTCCGGCGCGGCGTAGGGGTAGACGGTGGTGGTCTCGCCATCGTAGAGCGTGCAGCCGAGGTACAGCGGCCCGCGCGTCTTGCCGAGCAGGTCCAGACCGGTGATGTGGCGCGTCAGCGGTTTTGCATCGTCGACCAGGCGCGTGAGTTCGGTGTACATGGCATCGGTGATGCCGGTGTCGAGCACACCGATGCGCAAAGCGAACGTGCCGGGTTCGCCGAGGGGCTCTTGCTGCCACCATTCATCGACCTCGAGCAGGTACCCCAGCGGCTCAACGACGCGCCTGAGCGCCGAAATCGTGCCCTTGTGCTGGTGGACGTAGAACGACGCTTTGATCACGCCGCGCTTGGTGGCTTCCGACCAGGTGGGATCCCAGCGGTCGACACTGAAAGCCCAGGCGAGATAGGGCAGCAGGTGCGCGGGACAGGTGTTCGGGTTCCAGAGCGTGCGCAGCGGCACCGGCACACGCTGGATCTCGGCCAGGGCCTCGGCCGCGGCACGCTCCAGCGGCGTTGCATTGGGCGGCAACAGGGCGCTGTGGTTACTCATCGCTGCCCCCGATCGTCACGGTGGTGCCTGTGCAGTGGGCGGCCTGGGTCTCATCGAGCACGACATCCGCCGCCGGGGCGGCGAGTTCGACGCGTTGGACGCCCTCGACATGGAGCGCGGCGTAAACGGCGCTGAGGCGGATATCGCGGCCGATGCGTCTTTGGGTCGATACGTAGGCGTCGAGCGCTGCCTGCGCGGCGGCGAGGATCGGCTCTTGCTCGGGGCCGGGATAGAGATAGAGCGTGGCGTCAACGCTGTAGGCGACGATGGCGGCAGACTGCACGGTGAGCCGATCGCCGACCGGGCGCACGTCCTCGGCGGAGAGCGCGGCGGTGACGACATCGATCAGATCCTGCGTTGCGGTACCGTCGCCGAGGCGCGAGAGCACCGTGACCACGGCGACGCAGGGCGAGGGACTGATGGCTGTGGCATCGGCGACGCGGCCGTCGGCGCTCAATGCGTGAAATTCGTAGGCCTTGGTGGGCCCGGCGACGCTCAGCCCCTCCCAGGCGCGCTGGGCGCGCAGGCGGAGATCATCATCGCTCTCATAGGTCGGCGGTACCGGCGGCACGGCGTCGGGGTCGCCGGGGTCGGTCACCAGACGCTCGATGTTGGAGTTGGCGGCGAGCTGGTCGAGGTCGGTCTTGCTCGAATAGGCGAGCATGACGGCCTTGGCCGCTTCGTTGACCCGCTGCCGCCAGTGCAGCTCGCGGTAGGCGTTTTCTTCGCACAGCTTGGTCAGCGGCTCGGATTCGAGCTCGAGCAGCGCGGCGATGTCGGCCTGCTCAGCCTCCGGGTAGAGCGCGATGAGCGCCGCCTTGCGCTCGGCGAGGATCGACTCGTAGTCGAGAGGCTCGACGACGTCGGGGGCCGGCAGGCGGGAGAGGTCGATGGGGCTGCTCATGCGGTGCCTCCCGCGACCGGGATCGTCAGCGTGACGGACTCACCCTCGGTGGTGATGGCGTCGAGCTCGAGGGTGGCGGCACCGTGTTGGGTGGTGCTGACGCTCTTGCGGATGGTCTGGACGCGGATTCTCGGCTCCCAGCGCAGCAGGGCCATGATCGCGGCGCTATACACGCGCATCAGCGTGGCGTCGTGCAGGGGCTGGTCGATCAGCAGCGGCAGCAGCGAGCCGTACTCGCGGCGCATCACCCGCGAGCCGATAGGGGTGGTAAGAATGTCGCGCACGGATTGGCGGATGTGCTCGAGGCCATCGATCGCGCGGCCGGTGCGGGCGTTCATCCCCGCCATCAGACGACACCTCCCGATATGCCGCTGCCTGGCTCGACCTTGTCGTGCGCGTGCTCGCTGCTGATGTCCTTTCCGTTGCTGGTCACGGCGCCCTGGAATGCGACGTCGCCGGCCATCGTCGCCGTCTTGCCGGCGGGCTGGCTCAGGTTTCCATTGATCGTGACGTTGCCATTGATGACGGTGTTGGCGTTGATCGTGGCGCCGCCTTCGGCTGTCGCCGTGAGCTTGTCCGGGGTGGTTACGCTGACGGCGCCCTGGGCAGCGAGCGTGGCGCTACCGGGCAGAGTGGCTTGCAGGTGGCTGGCAGCGTGGTCGTACTCGAGTACGGCGCTGTCGGGCATGATCCACCGCCACAGATCGGCGCTATTCGCCGGCGTAGGATGCGCATTGGAAAACAATCCGGTGAGCACAAGGCCTGCGGCCGGATCGCCACCGGGCGAGAACAGCATGACCTGCTCGCCGACCGTGGGCGGGTTCCAGGAGCGCGAGGTGCCGGCGCGGCTTTCGATCCAAGGCAGCCAGTCGGTGAGTAGGGCGCCGGATTTGACGCGCACGCGCGCGGCGGCGTGATCGACCTCGGCGATGGTGCCGGTGCGGATCAAGTTGTGAATCAGGCGGAGGAGTTCGGCGACATTGTTCATGCCGCCATGCTTGCCCGCGCGGGCGTGAGGCTCTAGCGATGGGGGTTGTAGATCGGGGGTTCACAACCGGAGGGCGGGTTATCCCTCGGGTATGCTCAGATGGCGCATCAGCATGTCGTGGATCATCTCGATGTCGTCCGGCGTGGCGCCGAGCAGCTCGCGCTCGGGGTAGTCGTAGCGGACGTAGGCGTTGACCCGGCCGACAAGGCCCTCGTGATGCACTCGGGCGATATGCGCGATGCGACCCTCATAGCCGACTTCGACCCCGCCGGCGCTCGCTTTCATCTTCATGTACTTGGCGGTTCGCAGCTGCTGGAACATTTTCTCGCCGGCGGGGCTGCGGCTGCCCCGGGCGCGCGGGTCGGCGACCGGGGTCAGGTCCATCTCGAGGATCCGCACGACGCGCATTTTCTTGAAGGTTCGCAGGTCGCCGGCGTGCTTCTCGTCGAAGCCGAAGTAGGTCTCTGGTGTGCTGAACCAGTTGACGATTTCGCGCTCTTCGGGCTCATGCCCCGGTTTCTCGTAGATGAAGCGCAGGCGCTTGCGGGAGCGCCGGCGCTTCTTCTTGCCGACGCGGGGCGCGTAGGGGGTGCCGTCGACGTTGAGTTGTTGGCGGATGCGGCGAGATTGGCTCCGGCGTAGGGCGATGCCGATCTGTCGGGCGAGGGTCTTGCGCTCTTTCGCCGAGAGTCGCTCGAGCAGCGGTTCGACCCAGCTATCGAGCAGCTCGAGATCGTCACGAGTCACGGCGACTGCCACTCCGCGACGAGCTGGTAATCCTCTTGCTGATCGGGATTGCGTGCCAGCAGCTGCCACTCGGTGGCCGGGCAGTGCTCGAGCGGGTATTCCGGCATCCGGTGCTCACTGCGGATCTCGCCGGCCTCGCAATCAACCAGGGCGACGACGCGCTCGGTGAGCTCGACGGAGAAGATCAGGTCGATGTCGTCGTGCTTGTGGATCTCGGCGGAGAAGCGCACTGCCTGGGCGGGGTCGGCATCCGGCTGGTAGCGGCCCAGCCACTGCAGGATGGGCAGCGCGACGACGTCGATGTCGCCGGCGTGGCCGATCAGGATGACCTCGGCGCTGAAGCGATACTCGTGCGAGAGGTGCTGGCCCCGGTGGAACGCGATCGAGCCCTCCGGGATATACGTGCGCAGCCGATCGGGATCGTTGGCCAGGCCGGGGACGCTGGCGAGCAGGTGCTTGCGAAGGGAGGTGAGCTTTTTCATGGCCGCACTTGCATATGCTTGGTCTTTTCTTTCGAACCCGAACTTGAGCCAAACCAGAATTGCAGGATGCTGCTAATGGCCGCGGTTAGTACGCCGAGTATGATGTTGAAGGCGTCGCGGAGTGAGTCATCGATCGTCACACCATGCGCCATGAACAGATACAGCACCCAGAAGTAGCCAGCACCGAATACAGCAGACAGTAGAATCTGCGGCCATACGCTGACGGAGAACAGGGATCGGGCGCTCTTGCGATCTTCGACTTGGAGCTTTTCGAGATCGATATCCAGCTCGCGCATACGGACGTTGAAATCGCTATCGATCTTGCGTAGCTCAGCGAGCTGTTCGGGTGAGGCGTTGAGCACCGCCTGTTCAATTTCTTTGGCGTCAGCCGACTCCTTGCCCAGCCAACGGTTGCTAATCTCGCGGATTGCCATGCCCGCCATCGGGCCGCCGAGTGCGGTACCGAGTGCGGGGGCGACGGTCTTCACGATGCTTTTCCAGTCCATGACGTTCCCCCTCAGGCGGCTTTGGCCAGCGCTGACAAATGCCGGCGGTAGGCGGCGGCGAGCTTGGTGTCGTAGTCGTTGCGCGAGTAGGCCGGGCCGTTGTAGCCGTAGGCGAACGCCGCCCAGTCGCGCCGGCGCAGGGCCTGCAGCAGCCCGTCATCGGCTTCGATGAAGCGGACGAAGGCCTCGAGGTGCTCGGCCTCGCCGCGCTGCATCGCAGCGACGTATGCCGTGGCCGACGCGTAACCCAGGCGCTCCCAGTGATACCCCATGATCTGGAACAGGCCCCAGGAGCATGATTCCAGCGCCGAAGCGTCGTCGATATCGCGGGCGCGCTCGAGCCGGCGGTATTCCGCGATGCCGCCGATGTAGCCACCGGGATCCCGGTTGACGATCTCCGGGTAGCGCCGGGCGATGGGCTGCGGGTCGATGCCGTGCAGACGCAGCCGGCGGCGCATGACGTGGCGCTCGTAGAGGATCGCCGGATGATCGAGGGCAAAGAAGCCGCGCCCGCGGGACTCGACCTCGTTGACAGCCATGACCGAAGCGAGCTCGACGCCGAGGCGCTGGGCCGCATACTCGAGGTCGGACTGCTTGAGGGTTTTCGGCAGGGGCCGGCCCTGCATGGCGGCGCGCGTCTTGGGCCCGGCGATGCCATCGACGACGAGGCCGTGTTTGCGTTGAACGGCGCGGACCGCGCGCTCGGTGACGTCGCCGAACCAACCATCCACGACGATATCGTGCCCGGCGCGCACCAGGTCCCGTTGCAGGGACGTGACCCGGTAGCCGTGGTCTCCGTTGCGTAGCAGCATGGCTATCTCCCCTCGAGGGCGGTGACCCGCCGTTTTAGGTCGCGGACATCGCTCTGCAGCGCGCCGATCTCACGCTCGGCGTCCGCTTTCGTGTAGTAGAGGTTGCTCCACTCGCGCAGGTCGCGGCGCAGAAAGCTGATCTGCTCGCCCTGGTACGTGAGGCGCTCTTGCAGGCGGGCGGAGTTCTCGCCGAGCTCGACGAGTTTCAGGCCCGCCCAGGCGAGCAGGGCGACGAGTATCAACTGAATAGCTGTCTGCAAGTGGCGCTCGAATACGGAGGGTTTCACGGTCTGTTCCTCTGCCATCAGTCGCTCCCCTCGGGGACAGCCGATCGCATGCGGTGGGTGTCGTAGTCCATGGTTTCCTCTGCGTTCAGTCCCACAGCTGCACGACGCGCATGCGCTGCGGTTGTTGTGTCCGTTCAGGCAGCCGGATCAGCGTGCCCTGAGGTAGCACCGGCCCGAGTTCGGCGAGGCCGGGATTGAGCTGCAGCAGCTGCTCGGTGACGCCGGCGGTGCGGCCGTAGAGCCGGTGGCAGATCCGGTCGACGGTGTCGTACTGGTGGGCGCGTACCGTGCGGGGCATCAGATCAGCTCCACCGTGGTGTGGTTGCGCCCGACGATCTCGGCGACGGCCCAGCGGGCGTCGCGGCGGTAGTCCTCGGCGGCATCGTTCTTGGCCTCGCCACGTTCATCGCCATCGCCGGTTGCGCTGTAGTCCCGGTAGCGCTCGAGTAGCTGCGCGTGCGCCTCGCTGTAGACGGCGCGGACGTAGAGCAGCTGGTGGTGGCCGATCATCTGCCAGGCCTCGATCGGGACGTTGCTGACAACGGCATGGCCGGCATCGACCTGGTCGGCCTGCCAGTCGGCGAGCTGACGGTTGAGGCTGGCCATTGCGACGCGAAGGGCGGTGAGCACCCGGGGCTGGGTGATGGTGGTGTCGATGCGGTGCTGGTCGCGGAAGGCCGCCGGATCGATGGCCGGCCAGAAGCCGTTGTTCTCGATCGGGTCAGCCGCGGTTGCGGTGCCGTTGCCGTAGGCGACGAGTGACATGATGAGCCCCTGTAGAACGGGGGTGGGCGACGGGTCGAGCAGGGAGAGAGGTCTGCTCTAGCGTCGCGCCCCCGTGGCGTCGGCGTGCGACTCGGTAGCGACGTCAGGCGTTGGCCTGGCCGCCGGCGTTCTTCAACTCGCGCTCGAGCTTTTCGATGTCCTTTTTCACCCCGGCGCGGTCGTTGAGCGACAGGGCGCGCTGCAAGTTTTCGAGGGCGGCAGTCGTATAACCGGCATCTCGCTGGGCATAGCCCTGGGCCTTGAGGAGCTTGGCGCGGATCTCGTCATGCATATCGTGATCGCCGGTCAGCGCTTGGGCAGTGCCGAGAATGCCGGCCAGCACCTCAGCATCGGCGCTCTCTTCGGCGAGCAGCTTGAGCGCGGTTTCGGCGATCTCCTCGGCGATGAGCGAAGCGGTATCGCGTTCGTAGCGATCGGGCGTCTGCAGGTCGTGCTTCATGGCGTACTCGGCAATGTCCAGGGCGCCGGCGAGATCGCCGACATCGATGCGCCAGACCAGGACGGTCATCAGCACGTCATCCTGTGCACCGCTACCTGCCTGCAGGACGCCCTCGATATACGGAGCGAAGTCGGGCAGCAGCTCGCGCTTCTTCTCGATCTTCGCCTGGACCGACTTGATGGCCTTGAGAGTGCGGCGCGCCTCCCACAGGGCGGCGGCCATGAGTTCGTACTGGTCGCCGTTCTGGGGTGTTCCTTCGGCGGCGTCACCGGCCGCCTGGGCGGCGGTGACGCGCTGGAAGTGTCGACGGGCTGGGCTAGTCATCGGCTAACTCCTTAGACGAAGGTGATGTTCTCGACCAGGCAGCCGAAACCGTAGTCCTCCACGACGTAGGCATCGTTGGAACTCTCGTAATTCTCGATGCGCTTGCGCTTGGCGTTCTCCTCGATGTGGCGCCGACGGGAGCCGCGCTGCCAGTACATCGATAGGTTCTCGAGGCTGGTGATGAAGATGGAGCCATCCGGGAAGAAGGGGGCACGCACCGCTTGCTGGCCGCCGACGCGCTTCTGACTGATCATCATGTCCAGAGCGCGATTTTCGGTAGGCGTCTCGGCATGCTGGGAAATCAGCGGGAAATACTTATCCGCTAGCATTTTGCGACCCATGATGGCAACGAGGTCCGTCGACTCGCGGAACCAGGGGTCGATCATCTCGTTGACGACATCGAAGACGAGAGCGTCGATGTTCTTGTAGTCGCCGGTATCGCCGACAGTGACCTGGCCGGAGGCGGCCACGACTTCGGTCAGCACGCGCTCCTGCGCATGGAGGCGGTATTGCTCCAGCCAGCCAACGTTGACGTCCTGCAGCATCGGGTTAGCGACCCGATCGGTGGCCACCGCGGCGGTGATGCCGTTGAAACCGATCATGATGCGGTCGAGCGCCTGCTGCCGGACGATGGCGTTGCGCACGCGGGTCTGGAAATCCGGGAACTTGGCCCAGGCATCGAGCTTGCCCCACGTCAGGTGAGTGTCGAACTCGGTGGAGTGGCACTCGTAGCCATGCGGATCGAGGCTGGTCATGTCGCGGGTCTGACGGTCCTTCTGGGTGACGTCGGTACGCCCTGCGATCGGGCCGGATACGCCGAGCCCGAGTTTCTCGCCCTTGAGCTCGTCAACGCCGACGATGTTGATGCGGCCGAGGAACTCGCTGGATTCCTGGATCTTGGTTTCCAGCGTCTGCTGCACGCTGGGCTCGACGGCGAATGTCTTGGTGGCATCGCCCACGCCTGAGAGTTGCGCGATGCGCTGGGTCAGGCGGTTATAGGCGACGCGGGTATCGTTGCGCATGGGCTGTCTCTCAGCAGTCGGTTTGTACGGTGCCGCCATCGCCGCCGGTGGCGGTGCTGCGGTTCGGGGTGTCGGGGGTGTCGTCGAGCTGGGAGTAGAGCTCGTCGAAGCGGCGCTTCAGCTCGGCATGGGCTTCGCGCAGTTCGCTGAAGGCATCCGCCGAGGGTCGGCCGGCCAGGTCCTTCTCCAGCGCGGCGTGCTTTTCGACGAACAGGCCGAGGGTTTCCTCGAGCTCGGTGCGGAAGGCGGCGAACCCCTCCTGCGTATCCGCCCGGTGCTTCCTGAACAGCGCCTTGACGCGGTCGGTGAGCGAGGGGCCGGTGTCCTCGGGCTTCGCCTCGGTGAAGTCGAGCTCGGTTTCGACCGCTTCGGAGAAGACGTTGTCGGCGTGTTGCTTTCTCGCCGCGAGGGGCGATGCACTGCCAGCCTCGCGCGAGAACTTGAGCATCTCGGTGCCCAGGCTGGCCGGGGAGTCGGTGACCGCCAGGCCTTCGAGATAGGCCTCGCCGGAGTCGGCGAAGTTCGGGTTGACCTCGATCGAGGTGTAGACCTTCTGCCGTTGGCCGTTCATCTCTTTCAAACGGTCGGTGGGGTCGATATCGGCGAAGAGGGCCATCTTGCCGTCCTCGACCTCTTCGGCCTTCAGGGCTTTCACGTCGCCCAGGGCGGGGAACGGGCCGTCGGCGAACAGGCCGCGCATGTGCTCCATCCAGACGCGGGCGCCGTATTTCTTGGGGTCGTAGTTGCCGGCCATCTGCGTGATCCAGTCACGCGAGATCTTGCGACCGTCGGTAGTGGCGCCTTCGGTGGCGACGCGGAAGAAGGGCATGAGCTGTCCCTGTC